TTACCGAAAAAGCTCAAGAAGAACCACAGGAATCAGAACCAGAACAACCACAAACACCACAAAAAGAAGAAGATCCAGAAGAAACGGTAGAAGAAGAGAAATCATCGGAACCTAAAATATCAAAGAAAGAAAAAGCTGCTACCAAAATAGTTAAGAAGATAGATGACAAAGCAAGATATGATGACGCTGCTCAGACTAAAACTTTAATTGTCATGCAGATATTAGGAAACACAAAAACTTTTTTTGATAGTCAGTCTTTTATACAAGATAAAAATGTTGATGAGTATTTAAACAAGACAATAGATGATCAATATGGTATGTTATTTAACATGGCACAAGATAATACAATTTCGGAGATGATAGATGCCCAGTATTGAGTATTCGGGGATGAAGATAACCGGAGGCAAAGTCTTCGCTATCTTTACACTGTTAGGCGCATTAGGTGGTGCTGCATGGACAGGTTTTACTTTTTATCAGGATTATCTTGATATGAAGGAAAAGATAACTCTGTATACCGAACCGGACCTCTCTCAATATGATGAAGGTATGGCAGTATTAAAATCAGAGATAGATATGATATTGCAAGAAATAACCATAATCAGTGATGTAGCCCGTGACATGCGTTCAGATATGAAGGCCGATCTTCGTCAACAAATGCAAGACATACGTCACATAACTGAGGTCGTGAATGACGTGGAAGATAGGCAAAAAGAAGACAATAGAGAACTTATCAATGAAATGAAATTACTTGAAGAAAGCCTTGACTTAAAGATAGATAAGGCGTTAAATAATCCTTTAAGTGGAATGTCTGCTAAATCAAAATAGGAGCTTACAATGTGTGATTGCAAAACAGATCAGGACTGTATATGTCGATTAAGATAGAGATGAAAACAGTTTTGCCTTATGTTGTGCTTATTGCAACAATAGGTATGACATGGGGTATGTTTACAGAGCGTCTTAATGCTGTTGAAAAGAAAGCAGACAGTGTTGCACAAATGCAACAAGACATCGCTATAATAAAATCTAAAATATTAGATATGGATGACAGAATCGCTTGGATAGAAGAATTTTTAATTAAAACTTCTGATTTTTGATACCAAAAAAATTAATTAATTTAGTAAAAGAGGATGTAAGACTTTGGTCTAAACATTTTCTAGAAGTGCCAAATGTACAACTAAATAACCTACCTGCCTGTCCTTATGCTAAAATGGCTTGGCTACAAAACAAAGTCAACATACAGTTAAGAGATCCTGATAAAGGCTATGTTTCATATCTTCATAAATTAATAAAAACAATAGATTACGAAAAAATAGAACTTTTAATTTATTGCGATCCTTTTTATAAAGAGTATAGCATTAATAAATTTCAAAAAATTATTGATAAATTTAATAATAAGTATAATCCTGACGACCATTATTTTATGGGCTTTCATCCTTATAGTCCCCCTAATGATGAAGACCACGAGTTTTTAACTAATCCCACCGGAGACACCTCTGATTTACCTGAGTCTAAGATTCAATACTCCATGATGTTAATACAAAAGTTCTCGAAATTACACAAAGAATCTGGTAAACTAAAACGTATGGGTTATTACGATAAATGGCCCAAGGGCTATTACAATGAAGTAGTAGAGTCTAGACAAAAACAATATAAAAAGCTTTTTAAAGAAGGAGGCTAAAATGGCACCAGGAATGGCAAAAAAGAAAAACATCGCTAAAAAAATGCGTGGCGGTGGAATGCTAAAAATGCGTGGCGGCGGAATGGCAAAAAAGAAAAACGCCAAGAAGAAGAAAAAGAAAAAATAAAACTTGGACCACTTCTAATTTCTTATGGCTATATCTAGGGCACAAATCTCTAAGCAAATATCAAAGCCTCCTAGAAAAAAGAAGTGGTCACTTAAAAGAAAAAGAAAAATTAATTGTAATAATCCAAAAGGTTTTAGTGAAAAGGCGCACTGTGCTGGAAGGAGGAAAAAATGAAACAAGCTAAAAATAAAATAAAAAAAGTTATCAAAGGTTTAAAGAAAGCTTCCAAGCTGCATGCTGGACAAGCTAAAACATTGAAAGGAGTTATTAGTGGCGGATCCAAAAGTAGGAACAGGAAAAAAGCCTAAGGGCTCTGGAAGAAGATTATACACAGATGAAAATCCAAAGGACACTGTTAGCATTAAATTTGCTACTCCAGCTGACGCAAGAAAGACGGTCGCAAAAGTTAAGAAAATTAAAAAACCTTTTGCACGGAAAATTCAAATCCTTACTGTCGGAGAGCAAAGAGCTAAGGTCATGGGAAAAACACAAGTCGCTAGTATTTTTAAGAAAGGTAAAGAAAGTATTAGAAAAACACAGAAAGCCTAATGAATAGTTGGCAATTCAAATTCAAACTCCACTATCACTGTTAGATCTTCATCCTCTGTCTTTGGATCACTCATGTGGTAAAAATATACGAAAGGAAAAATAATGGAAGAATTTAATGTGGTCTACAAATTACAAAGACACTTAAAACAATCTATTGAAGACTGTCAAAACACAGTGATGTCTGGTGTTGACACTCTTGAAAAATATCAATATCTTATCGGCAAAGTTCAAGCTTTTGAACAAACACTACAGGAAATCTCTAACCTGCTAGAAAACAAGGAGCAAACTGATGACTAAATACGCATTACAAGAAAAGTATAAAGAAGAAGATAAAAAGCAAGCAGAAGAAGATAAAAACAAAGTTAGAGCTGAGAATATATCTAAAGAACTATTAGAAAAATTACCCACTCCCTCTGGTTGGAGAATACTAGTTTTACCGTTTGAGCCAAAAGATAAAACCAAAGGTGGCATTATCATCGCTCAAGAATCATTAGACAAGTTACGAATAGCTACAAATTGTGGCTATGTTATAAAGGTTGGACCATTGGCTTATAAAGATGAAAACAAATTCTATACAGGCCCTTGGTGCAAAAAAGGCGATTGGGTTATTTTTGCTCGATACGCTGGATCACGTCTCCCCATAGAGGGCGGAGAAGTGCGACTACTAAATGATGATGAAGTTCTAGGGACCATTAACAATCCCGAGGATATTCTACATCACATATAAACATAGGAGAATACTATGCCCGAAGAACTAAAAAAAGAAGAACCAATGGTAGATGTTGGTGAAACAGAGGGAGCAGAGATAGACTTAGAAAAAGATAATTCTGCACCAGAACAAAAAGAGGAACTACAGGTCGAACAAGTACCTGATTCGGGAGAAGATACCAAGCAAGAAACTGAAGAAACAAAAGAAGAGGCACCACAGAAAGAAGAACTTGAACAATATAGTGAAGGTGTAAAAAAGAGAATTGCAAAGCTTACACGTAAAATGCGTGAAGCAGAACGTCAGAAAGAAGAAGCTATTTTATATGCAAAATCAGTATCAGATAAACAAAAAGCCTTGCAGGATAAATACGAAAACTTAGATACTAATTATGTATCTGAGTTTGAGAACAGAGTTAAATCTAATCTTGAGGCGGCTAAAATAAAATTAAAATCTGCAATTGATTCACAAGATGTTGACGCACAAATAGCAGCACAAACAGAAATATCTGCTTTAACGATGGATGCAGCTAGACTTAATCAAGTTAAATCTCAAAAACCCACTAGATCTTTACAAGAAGAGGAAAAACCTGTTGCACAACCACAGGGAGGGTATGCTAATGCATCTCAATTGAAGCAAGCAGCTCAACAAATGGACCCCAAAGCAGAGGCCTGGGCGGCAAAAAATACTTGGTTTGGAACTGATAATGCTATGACTTACACAGCGTTTGACATACATAAGAAGCTGACTGAGGAAGAGGGATATGATCCTTCTAGTGAAGAGTATTATCAAGAAGTGGATAAAAGGATAAGACTTGAATTCCCTCAGAAATTTGGTACAACAGAAAATACTACACAAGA